TGATATAATGGATTAGACGTTAAATCAGAAAACTGTTCTCCTATATACGATTTATCTAAATTATTAAAACTAGCTATATTTGGATCTTGATCTAAATCGTAAACTCTAGAATCATAAGAGTAGACACTGCTTGATATATCATTAAAATTGTTTACTTCATTTCCTAAAGTTAAATTAAAATTAGCTGCTGTTAAATTTAATAAATTTGTGTTTTTATCTTTTACTGAAATATCGTTGTAATAAATACCATAAGCTAATGAAGAATTTCTATTTTTAACCGTAGAATTCAAATCAAGCAAATTTAAAATATTACCATCTTTATCTACCAAACCTTCAATAGGCCCTTCACATAAAAGATCATTGCTTTCATAAAAAGATTCTGTATCTAAAGTCGCATCTGCTGTTATAAAAGAAGATGCATATGATATCGTAGAAACTAAATCATTTTCTATAAATATTTTAACTACATCTGCTCCAGATGAGGAAGCGCTTAAAGAAGATGTGTTTATTAATAAATTTGGATCTGAACTGTTAGAACCCTGCTGAACCTGATTTGAAGCTCCAATACTTTGCGGAATATCTCTTTCCATGTCTTCCGTTAATCTTACTGGATATATTGAATTCGCGCCCATAAATTAATTATTATTAATTTTATTTGTTAATATTACATCATTGGCAACAACGATACTTCCTATTTTCAATCTTCCATAACCTATAGGAATTGACACGTTTCTTTTAGTTACGTTTTCATAACCAGAAAAGAGTCTTGAATTATTTTTAATATCTTTTGGGGCTTTTGGAGTCATTAAACTGGTTATTAACATTGAAATTCCTGTCGATATCGCTATCAAAAGAATAGCAATTAATATATCAAAACCAAGTGTTGATCCCAATATCAATGGAACAACCTCTATTTTCGAATCTTTTTTTAATATTGGCGAATTAAAATATTCATGAGCTACTGGTTTATCATCAACATATATGATAAAGTGTGTTAAATATTCCTGAAAATTACCCAAAGCTTCTAACAATTTTCCACTATTAGCCTCAATAGCTTCAAATGCTTCAAAAACAGTTTTGACATTTAAATGCCATTCTGTTTTCACATAGTTTTCGAAAATACCATGTAATTTAATATTAACCATATATTATATTAATTTACACTTCTTTTCTTTAAAGATGTTTTGTTTAATATCATAGATAATCATATTTAAATTATGATATTTTTGATAAAATAAATCAACATTAGAAAAATCAAAGCTTTCAGGATGACTATGAAAATAGTATAAAATTGTGTAATTATTTTTTATTTGCAAGTAATCTTTAGGAGAAACTAAAACGTGATTTTGTTTTTCTGGGTGTTTATTATCGACTGGAATGAATTTAATTACCGAGTCTTTTTCTACAATAAACCCACAAACCTCTTCATTAGCATTTTTATTAGAATAAGATCGCAATTCATCATGTATTTCAGGTTTTAGATTCATTGTTGTATGGGAATGTAGCTGGAAAGGCCCCAAATGGTAAATACGGCTTATCCTTAGTTAAATTAACATTATCATTAAATCTTAATCTACATCCTCTTAAAGTACGCGAGCATTTATCTTGTTTCCAAACGTCAGTATTTTGTGAAGGATATTTATTTACATTATTAATTATGCAAACAAAATAATTTTTTGGTTTGTTTAAAGAAACTATTTCCGATTCATCGTTTTCTAAATTAGCGTTAGAAACAGCATCTACATAAATAAAATCTCCAACCACATAAGAAGTGGTAGCCAACCATTCATTTTTATATGTTAAGCTCGTTAAATTATAACTGCCATTATAAGGTAAATCATATAAATCTCCTGAATTAGTGCTATTCGCTTTTTTAACAAAAACTTTATCATTTTCATCAGCAACTGGCGCTCCTAAATAACCGTTGAAACCACCCGCTATTGTTACTGGTAATTTAGGCCCTGAATAATCTCTATTGTTTCCATAATTACATCCATAACATCTATAATTCCACGAACACGTATCATTAGTAATTTTTCTTGCAGGAATAGATAATGATTCAACATCGACTTTTGTTGTTAATTCCAACTCTACTAAATTTAAATTTTCTGCAATCTTTGCGTTTACCACAAACCTATCAAACGCTATATAAGTATTAAAACTAGATATTCCATATGGATTAATGTTATTTTCAAAATTACTAACGTCTAAATCTTTAGCTAATATTTTTTTTCTATTAAAATTTTTACCTATAAGATCGTTTCTGTCTTGCAACACTTTAGAAAAATAATTATTTATATTACCGATTTGCAATTTAGGTCTACTTTGCCTACCGTCCGAGGAGGTTTCATAAGAAGAAAACTCACAAGGTATAAAAATATATTCTTTATTTTGGAAAAATAAATTTTTGTTAAAATTCTTAGACCCATGAAATCTTAAATACCCTTCGTTAGATTCCAATTCTATTTCAAATAAATCTAATATTACATAATTATTAAGTTTAAATAAAGTGTTCATTATAATGATGATATTTTACCAGCTAAATTAAAAATATTTGGAAACCTAACTCTATCAGTAATATTTAAATAAGAATTCGAAGCTATTCCTGTAAATAATTTCATATAACTTTGCAATAAATGATTATTAACTTTTCTATTTTCATCATTAAATAGAACTCTATTGTAACATAAAATATCAAAAAAACTAGTAGACATTGCAGTGTCGTTATTTTCTAATCTAAATGTTGTAGATAATATTTCTGAAATAAAGTTATTTATATTTCTTGCTGATGATTCTGTACTAAAATTTAAATCATAAAAAGTATGCAATTGCCCGTTTACGTATATTGTATAAACCGATCCAGTTCTTTTTATATTTAAAATGAATGGATATATCGTGAAAGAACTAGTATTCAAACATTTAGACAATTGATAATATGAATTTGCAGCCCCTTTATTGAATAAAAAGAAATCTTTTGTCGCTTCATTATTAATTTTAAAATTGTACAATAAAGAAGTGAAAAAATTAAAAGTATTAGACTCTGCAAAATTATTAATAGAAACATTTGTATCAGTGAATTGTTTGAAATTTACGTGTTTTTGGCTTATCTTGGTTGCGTCTGCATACCAATTTATCAAGTTGAAGGTTTTTGGTGGAGTCATTGTTCCCCCAAAACAACCAACTAGATACAAATCAAAATTCTTACAAGTTGATGAGCCAGAAATAAGCCCAGAAAGAGAACCGTTTGTAATAGTTAAAGCTCTGTATCCTGTTGAATTAAAATTAGAATTATATGAAACTCCTCCGCTTAACGTATTTAAAGTAAAAATTGTTGAAGCGTTATTGTTTTGTGCTACCCAAGATGACGAGCTTGTCAATAAAGAATTTTCTAATCTAAAAATATAATCAGTAGGTATATCAGTGTTGTATAAAGAATACCTTAACGACGAATTAGAGTATTTTTTAATTAAATTTCCAGCTTGAGAAACTGCGCCAGGCATACTTACAAAACTTAAACCTCTTGGATTACCATCTATAGGAAAACTATTTACGTCAGTGTATATTTCAGGTTGATAATACTTATCTCTACTAAAACTAAAAGTAGAAATCTGATCTAAATATTTAAAATAAAAAGTATTAGAACCGTCTTCTCCATATTCTGATTTATTTGAGAAAAAAGAAGCAACAATAGTAGACGATGTAGTAATTGCGTCTCCATTTCTAACATGAGTGGCTTGTCCTCTAAATAGATCATATTTAGTATTTATTCCATATTTATTAAAAGCTCCATTTAATTGATAAAGAGTCCCTTTTATTAAATTATCAGAACTTAAACCATAAGCCTCACCAACTCCTGCAATTTCAGCTATGCCAGCTTTATTACCACCTCCACCAGCAGCTATGAAACTATTTTTTTCCGTATAAATATTATAAATAAAATCTTTTATATCCTTATCTGTTTTAGCGTCTAATTTTAATACATTTCCACCAGATTTTGAATCTGATAATGTTGGGTTTGTTTTATTGTATTCTGCTGTTGTTTTGTCTAACACGCTTTGTAGAAACCCTTTTTTATCAGTATTCATCCACACATCAGAAGTAATAATATCTCCACCTTTTCCAAAGTTTCCAATTATATTGCAATTGTAAGGTATGTAAAAATTAATAAAAGTACCATTTGCATCTCCCGTGAAGTTTTGTAATACTACATTATTTAAATCGACAGCATAACTATTTTCATCTTTAGAAGAGAACGTTGAATTTCCTGGAAAATAAACATTTATACCGGAATAAAATGTAAAATCAGAAATTGTTTGATTTGTTTTTAATATTTTTTGTGATAAATCGTAATTTATGTAATTACCATTTTCTATATAAACGTTTAATGCTTTTTTCTTGAATTCAATGTTTGGTTTAACTCCAGAATTTCCATTAATAACTTCTTCAGACAACTGTTCACTAACCGAATCTATACCTGTAGCATAAATACTTATTCCAGTATTGTTAGTGCTATATGTATAAATTCTTGCATAATAACCAGTGTCTAAAATTAAAGTTGGAAAATCTTTTTTAGAAACATTTACTGTATTTTCTAATTCTGGATATCCATAAAAAGACGCAAATTTAGGATTGTTTGTCGTGTTTTGAGCGCTAATTATTCCAGTCGTAAAAACGGTATTTGTTACAAAATCAGTACCTGTTGCAATATCTAATTGATATCCTGTAAAATAATAATTTTTCAAAGATCCAGTACCAGTTGGAGGTAACCAGCTAAAATCATAATTAATTCCATTATTTACATCGTAATTTTTTAAAGCTACAAATTTACGCACTGCTCCTGCTGTATTGGTTATTATTCTTGATCCAGTTGCATTTATTGTTATTAAACCGCTTGGATCAATAGCTCCATCTTCAACAGATTGACTAAAGATTGTAAAATCCGCTGTTTCATCAGCCGCAGAAGCAGTGATTGTTGGTTTATAAAATATATAAAAGACTCCAGTCGAACCGTTATTAATTATTAATTCAGAATTAGATGTAGAAAAGACATTTGTATTATTTTTGACATCAATAGCGTACTCTACATCAGAATTTCCACTATTATAAATTACTACTGGATAACTAGATCCAAAACCCGTCAAGCATTCACCAATATGTTTTCCTGTTGTATTTACATATGTCATAATTTTATTAACGTATTAAAATATATGTCCGACTCTGTTAAACCTTTAAATTCTATAAATTTGACTGAAAGATCATGATTATTTTTAAATTTATATGAATGATTCCATTCTGGACAATAAACATTTATTAATTTATTATAAGGGGCTGGCAATGTCATTTCAAAAATTTTAAAACCAGCATTCGAATCTAAAAATTTTAAAATAGCTTCAGTTTCTTTATCAGATCTATTTGATAAATTATATGTAAATTCTAAATTAGTTTTATTAATTCCATAGTTCTCATAAGCAGCGGCAGAATTATTGAATTCTGTTTTTGTAAATTTTGGAGAAATTGGAATTTCAAAATCTAATTCTGGTTGAAAATAAAAAGATCTTGTAAATAATGAATTTGCTCCAGAAGGTCTTTGCGTATGTGCGGGAATAGTATTATCTATTCCAGTATACCAATAATAACCTTTTTGACTTTCTGCATTTGTATTATAATAGACTACGTCATTCTTAAAATAAGATTTAGTTTCGTTAAAAAAAGAAGTTACATCTTTTCCAGTAACCTGAAACCCTCTATAGTCTAAACTAGAATCATAAGCTGATTCGCATTTGATTGAAATCTTATTTAAATTAGCTTCTACCGAATTATATTGCAAATCAGAAAAATAAATTTTTGAGTTGTTTTTATATGGAAAGAATAAATCTATTTTAACATTTTCATAAGAATCAAGAATATTTTTAGGAGTATATTCGAAAGTGTTTTGAAAAAATCCTATTAGACATTTAGCTTGAATATCAGTAAGACCATCATAATTTAAATTAAATTGTGAATTTAAATTATTTATATTAGGTATTACATTTGTAAAATAATTATCTCCATAGTTCATTCTTTCGGCTTTTGTAGAAAAACTGGCCGAACATCCATATGTTTTATTAAAAACAGAATCGATTTCTTTTGTTAGATATTGAGATCCAGTTATATTTATTGGAGAATAACGATAATCAGAAACAGTAAAATTAGATTTACAAATATATAAGCCATCATCATTTGTAAAATGTTTTTCAAAAAGATATTTTTCTACCGCCAATATATCATCATCAGTTGGTGTTTTAGCAAAACCCAATATTTCATAATAAGAAATATCTGAACCATCATAATTAAATACATTATTTTGAGAAGGATGATTATTATTTGCCGCGCCTATCATTAAACCACTGCATCCAGAATTGAAATGATTTGTGCTGTTTATATTTAATAATTCATATCCATTGTTTCTTAATCTTAAATTATTTGTCGTATCATTTTTTATAATAGAAATAATGTTCTTATTGCTCAATACCTTAGAAGCAGAAAAAGCTGAATTTACATTTAATGGATTATTCTCTGCACTTCCTGTTGCATTAATGACAAATTGTTGAGAACCAACAGAAGTATTTAAATTCCATTTATATATATCAGTATTACCGGAGATCCCTAAAAAACCGCTGCTTGCGCAATCTGTTGGATATCTTGAAGCGGCGTATAAATCTGTATCAATTATACTTGCTATGTTTGGTTTTATTGTAAAGCCGTAATCACCTCTTCTTAAATCATCAAACTCATAAACAATAAACCAACAACGATCCCCAGTCAAAAAACCAACAAAACCGTCGCCAGTGGTAAATAAACTATTAAGAGTAAAATTTGAAAAATCAGCTTCAAAACTAACACAATTTTTATTTTGATTATAAAAAGGACGATTTTGACTTGAAGTGGTATTATTTAAATCTTGACCTATTTCATGACCTACAGCGTTATTATACCATTTATAAATACGTCCTGATGCATCAAATTCTAGATTATTTAAATCATCGAGATTGAACCATGCGTAAAGACCAGACAAATTAGTTGGATCTTTTAAATTGCCAGTAAAATATTCAAAGTCAACTAAATTATATTGCACATAAGAATCGCCAATATCAAAATTAGCTATTCCAGAAACTGAAAACTGCGTGTCTAAAAATTTACTCATAATGAATTCCTAAGTGGAGCAACCCTTTGGCTAATTGCCATAGTGCTTTGTAATATTCCATTTGAATCTATATTCAAAGATCTTGAATCCAATCTACCAGATATACTAAAAGTATTTAATAAATTATTATTATAATCTTTTAAATATATATCGCAAATAGATTCTATACCCTCAATATCTAAAACATTAGATTTTTTAAAATAATTACCATCAACTGATACCGCTTTTGCTTTATTTATTTTTGCTACTCTAAATGGCGTTATTTCACCATTTTTATAAAATGGAACTCTATCACAACTTTCATTATATGAATAACTAAAAATCTCAGAAAATCCAAAAACATTAGATAAATCAGATATATAAGAATTATTTGAATGAGAAATCTGTGTTAATTTTTGCACGGCTGGACCAGTTGGCCCACTTGGCCCACCTATATCATTATTCTTTAAATTATATGTACTATTTGTAGAGTTTATTTTTCCATACCAATCAAAATCAATACTTAATAAAATAGGAGAAAATTGCGATGCTGTAAAACTTATACTTTTAACATAACAATTTTCAACAGAAACGCCACCAAAACTACAATTTATACTTGACTCTGAAGAGTTTACTATATTAAGATAATTTGGTAACGATCCAGTAAGATAAAATTCTGTAGATAACGATCCAACCACAGTCTCTTGAGGAGCGTATCTCAATAAACTTCCATCAGCTAATAAAACTGGTTGAATATTAGATCTTAAAGAAATTTTAACAGATGTAGAATAAAAAATTTCGCTATTTATTCTAAAATCTAAATTTTCATATTTTATGAATTTACTCATTAAATAATAATGTATTTTAAAGAGCTTGTTACTTTTACTGGAATATTTAATGTTGTAAAATCCGACTTAAATAATCTAAATTGAAGCAACTGACCAGAAGTAAAACTTCCAAACGTAGTGAATACTATTTCAGCTATTTGATTAGTATTTAATGTTACTGTTCCACTACATTTGACATTAGCATAATCTCCAGTTGTATTTATATTGTTATAACCGTTTGTAGCCGTAACTGCTGGAGTTATTGCGTAAAATTGAAAAACAACATTAGTGGCAATCGTGTCTGATGTTAATAATTTTACTCTTTCTAATTTACCATTATACATTGACACTCCAAATGGAGCATCATTATTAAAGTTACCACTACTAACCGTAGAAGAACCATTAACACCGAAAGGATCTATATATATATTTGATGTGCCAGTTAAACTTGAATTATGCACTTCAATAAAATGACCTTTACAGTAAGAAGAGTTTGTTGTAAATCTCCCATCAATATCAAAATCACCAACTGTAGATAATTTTGCGACAACATTTGGGCTTGTTCCAAAATAACCTCCTTTTATAAAAACAAAATCATCTGATCCACCGAATGTTGTATCATTATATATATTGCCTATAGACCATTTATCTGTATCTACTGCACTATCATATCTAGAAAAAGTTGCAAATGAATTTCTTGGACCAGTATCTGCACCACCTATAGCTTTATTAGCAGCTATAATTATTTCACATGTTTTAACCGTTCCAGTGTTGGCGAAGTGAGCTACTGTTTCAGAAGATATTGTATTAACGTCTAATTTATATTGTGGAGCGCTTATTCCAAGCCCCAATAAACCTTCTCCAGCGTGACTATAAACTAAATTTGAAACCGAATCGTCATAAGATGGACCAAGGTAAGTTTTATTATTTATTACCCCAAAATATCCAGAATCAACTGTATTTCCTAAAGCTAAAGTTGTATTATTTGTATTACCATCTAATCTAGTTACTATTCCAGATCCGCTTACGTTTAATGGCGCATAAGGAGTTGTAGTATTAATTCCAACTTTTGGTAATAATAAATCATTATCAATATATATAGCATTATATCCTAATCTAATATCAGCTAAATTATTATAATTTATTGAAAATACTTCATCAGTAGCGTTAGTTTTTATTTCACCATTATACGGATCTAATATAATTGAATTCCCAGAATTTTGAAATTCAGAAAACTCGCCACTTACTAAAAATTTTCTTGTTAAAGCTCCAGTAGTTCCATGAAACGCAAAATTTCCACTTTGATCAACAACCATTAAATTAGTAAAAGTGCTGCCATTATTTATTGATGATTCTAAATATAATTTTGTATCATTAGGTTGTTTTGCTATTTGATAATACAGGTTTGGATCTGTTATAGAAATTCCAATTTTTCTAGCTGCGCTAGACGTACTAATTCTAATTTGACCTGATCCATTCGTTGCGCTTGTATTATCAGCAACATCTAATGATACATAAGGAGTTTTATCATTTACACCAACAAATCCATTACTACCACTTACTGTTAAACCAACAAGACCCGCACTTTCAAATAAAGAAATACCACTAGCGTTTTGTGCTGTTAGATAATTAAAAGACTTGGCTAATTCAGATCTTTCTATTTTATTATTATTGGCGGACGTAGAATCTGAAACTAAAAAGATATCTGTATCTACAACAGCGCTTCCTAATTTTGCCGATAAGCTTGAAAGTGTTATTGACATATTTTAATTTAAATATCCTTTGTAATTAAGTTTTACACTTAAAATCTCATCCGCATTCGAATTAAATTCTTGAGACACTAATTTAACATTATTAAAAGATTGATTAAACAAAGAAACCCCAACAGATGTCCTAGCCACAATTAAATCATCTATTCCAACATCTAAATCTTGATTTGAATCTGCCAATAAATTTTGATCTTGCAGAACAGCGCCAACAATTAACAAACTAAACGAAGAATCAATATCATTATTTAATTGCTCGTATAATTTTCTGGATTGAAAATCATCAATTTCAATATTAAAACTTACGCTTATTTCTATAGGAAAATCACACAATACCTCATATGGAATATAATTATTTGATGTTTGCAATGTATAAATTGGTTTTTTAGGAGAATTTATAGAATAATCGAAATTAGTTATTCTATTAGATGAAGAGCCGCTACATGTTATACTTATGTCTTTTACCTGCGGAACAGTAACGTATCTTGCTTGTCTAGTGCCTGATGCTGAGTATCCAGATCCTATATCTCCAAAAACTTGAATACTCATCGAAGTCTGTGGAATATCACCCACCGAACAAGACAAGCCAAAAGAACTTAAATATCCACTTTGAAATCCTATTGATCTATTATTATAATTTATGCTTCCAGCAAAACTAGGAGCTATTAAATTATTTTTTTGACCTGTAAAATTTAAAAACGGCTCATTATATACTAAATATTTATTAACATTAAATTCAGCCGTAGGTACATCCGCAATTACTTGTTTATTATACCCAATTCCTATTGTGTTAATTGGCGCATAATTAATTGAATACGAACCATCAACTGATATAACCCCTGAAATAGCTTGGCCGTCAAGATAAAAAACATTTTCATAATTAAGTATTGTATTTTTCATTTTATGCTTTTCTTGTACCAGCTAATGAACCGCCAAATCTTTGTTGTTCACGAATAACATCAAGAACTGCTCCATATATTTTAGTATTAAGATTATTTGATAATTCAACATCTTGCTGTTTATATGTTGAACTATCTGCTCCCATTTGTATAGCACCGTCTCTATTAACTGAAGTATTAAAATTAAATGAATTACTAGCATTACTATTATTAACAGTATTAGAATTATTAGCTACAGCAGATGTTCCCCCGCCTTGCATTCCTACATCATACTGTTTAACCATTGGGCTATTATATAATCCACCTTCCATATAACCAGGAATTGTATCTGATAAACGAGAACCTATTGAACCACCAGTCTGACGACCCATAGGTTTTGTAACTAAAGCTCTATTTGGCCCAAATGATGGTCCTGATAAAAATGAATTAAATCCTGATTGTATATTAGTTGGACCTTTATACTCAAAATTATTTCCTAATAATCCAGATTTTTGAAATTTAGCTAAAGACCCAAGCTCTGAATTTGTCATTCCAGCGCCTCCAGTTGCATTTAGTTTGGCGGATAAAGTTTGAGCTTTACCGGCTTGGATATTTCCCATTTTATTAGATATTCCAGCGCCTATTCCAATTGTTGCTATAGAAGCTACAATAGATCCAACCATTTGGGCTGTTTGAGCTTGTCTTGCGCGTTTCTTTTGTCTGGCTTGTTCAGCCTTTTGTATTTCAGCGTCACGTAATTCTTTGTATAATGAACTATTTTCAAGACCAAAAGTAGTCATACCATCTTCCATTGACTTTATATCACTCAATTCCGCATTGAACGCTCCACCACTAGCGAAACGAGGCGCAGCAGAGAAATTCAAAGTATCAAGAGCGGCAGGACCACCCATTGCCATTACCGCTCTTCTATTTAATACATATTCACCATTCTCAAGCATGGCTGGATATTTATCTCCAGAACCAGTTCCAGAAACATACATGCCAGATTGTGCGCGTACAACACCTCCTTTTTGAGCCGTAAATAGACTTTCAATTCCTGATCCACTTATCAATTTTGAAACACCAACCTCCATTAATCTATTACTAATAGTATCTAAGAAATTAGCAGCAACACCTAAAAGAGCATCACCAAGATTATCAGTTTCTTTTACTGCCGCTTTTATAGCATTTACCATTCCATCTCTAAAAAGCATAGGCGTATCTTTTGCCAATCTATTTAATCCAGTATCAGCATCTTCTTGTATTTGATCGAAACCTTCTTTGAATCCCATCCTTATCGATTGTCTATCTTTAGCTTCTTGTCTAACTTTACTATTCAAAATGTCTTGTATTGAACGCATTTTATCTAATTCATCAACATTAGAATTTAATATGCTATTAATTTCTTTTTCTGTATCTGCTAATGTTTTGGCGGCTTCACCTTGCAAACCATATTGATTTCTAATATTCGATAATTCTGAAACAAAAGCTTTAGCTTGATCAACATTAGTTACCTTGCTTGTATCAAGATTTGCTATAGCTGTTCTAGCTTTTTCCGCTCTATCTGTTTGTTCTTTATTTAAAGGTCCATAAGATCCTTCTTGAAGCAAAGGATTTATACTTTCTGCTTTTATTTTACTTCTATAGGTTTCAAATTGACTCAACTGTTGTTGAACGTTTTGAGTTGCTTGTGCATTTTGACGGCGCTGTCTTAATGCTAAATTTTGTTCATCAAAGCCTATTTGTTTTTCAGCTTTTCCTGTGACTCCTAATCCAAAGAAATTTGCTGGTCTAGATTTTGCAGCCTCTAATCTTTGCTCTTCAATTTCAATTGTATTTAAAATTCCTCTTTGAGCTTTTTCAATTTGCAATAAAGTATTAAGGCGATATATATATGCATTATTTATTCTATCGTTTACGTCAGCAATTTTGATATCAGCTTGAGAATTTGATTCAAAAATTTTAGATTCTTTATCAAGACCAATTAATGTTTGAGATATAATCCCCATTTGTTCTTGCAAAGGTTTATATAAAACTGAAGTTTGATCGATATTTGAAAAGATATATTCTAAATTTTTTCTAAAACTCTCTAATGAAGCTGGATCATTTATTTTATCAAGCATATCATCTAAATTAAATAAATCTGTCATATCAGATATATTTACTTTATCAACACCTAAATTTTTATATAAATTAGGTTGTTCTGATATAGATACTTTTTCAATTTCTTGAAATGCAGTTTTTATTGGGGTTAATATAGGAAAAAGTGTACTTTTAAGTTGCGATTTTACGTTTCCTAAAGTATCCGCCCTTGTTAAAGACTGTCTTTCCATCATCAATCCTCTATTTTGCATTATAGTTTCTCTATTTATTCGGCCTTCAGATACTCCAAATCCAAAACCAGGCGTTTTTCTAGTATTTTGTAAATCATTCTCTCTTATATCAATGTTTGCTTTTTGACCAGCAATAGAAATTGCTCGTTTTGTATCGCTTTCTATTAATTTATTTTGTAAGATTAATAATCTTTCTGTACTTTCTGCTTTTCTTTTAGCAACATCGTTCTCAAGAGCGCTTAAAGAAAGATTTTCTTTTTTAGTTTGAATTAATAACATCAAAGAATCTCGCTCTTTTTTTAATTCAGCGTTTAATGATTTTACCTCGTTTGGATCGACATTTTTATATCCCGCTGCGCTTGTAGCTTCTACAGAATTTGTATTTTTAATTAATTCATTTATTTGGCTTAATTGTTGTTCTGGAGATGAAGTTTTAAAACTTTCAATTAATTTTTCAAGTTTTCCAAGCGTACCAGCATCAGATCCACCTAATGTTTTAGGTAATTTTGAACCAATATTTTGTTCAAAATCAGAGGTGAATTTCATTCTAGATGCTTCTGTTTTAGTTTGAGTTTCTCTATTTCTAGAAGATATTTCTCTTGAAGCTTTTTCTAAAGGAGTTGAAATAGAATCTAAATAATTATTAGCGGCATTTTCCAATATCTTAAACCTACTTGATTCAAATTCCATGTTTTGAAGTTGAGAAGCGATGTTAAATACATAATTAGAAATAGAGTCTTCTATTCTTTTTATGATTGGTCGCGCATTAAATTGTTGTTTTTCAAGCTGTTGAGCGGCGCTTTTATATTTATCATTTGTAGCGTCAAAAAACCTCTTCACTAAAACCCCGCTATTAGCTACAAAAAAATCTCCTTCGACTCCCATTTCATCTATTACATTATCAGATAAATCCGCTAACTCTTTAGCAATCGTTTCTGATATATTATATTTTTTAGCTATCGCCGCTAAATCAGATTCGGATGTATAACCTTGCATTTCTTTTTGAAACTCTTCCATAAATGCAGAAGAATTTTCGGCAGTTAATCCGCCCTTTTTGAGTAAATCAAAAAAACCTTGAAATTGCACGAAAGATGTCTGCAAACTTGCTTCTGTTTCTTTTATATCACCAGAGCCTTGCTGAATATTATATCCTTTTTTTGCTAATTGATTTGATCGGACTGGTATTGTAAAAGATAATTTATCACCACTTTCTTTATAAGAAGTTTTTAAATTATTTATTGATTTTACCATATTTGCAGTACTAGTAAAATCTTCAATAGCTTTACCCATCTTATCTATATCACCACCTGCTTCCATAAATTTTCTTCCTAATTCAGGAGACTCTTTTGATAAATTTTGAAAAGTTTCTGATAGTTTAAAAGAAGCTTGATTTAATAAAGATGGATCTGATATAGAACTAATTTCTTTTAATTGCTGGATGTAGGAACCACTTGAACTAATAATATTATCAACTTGTGCTTTATAAAATTCTGAAGACTTCTGCAAGTCTTCTAACGAATCTTGAGAGTCATAAGCGGCTTTGCCTAAACCAATTAAAGCTCCAATTGCTGCTCCAGCAGCAGTTCCTAACCCTGGAATCATCGATCCAATTTCAGCACCAGTTGTTGTAGCAGTTAAAACTCCACTAGATGCGCTCGATGCAAATTTTTCAGCAGTACTTAACTGAGATCTATCTCTGCCTCCTTGAATAAGATTTTCTAACTGACCACCAATTAAAGCTCCACCCACTACACCAGCAATTCCACCTAATTTTGAACTTGCAAATTTATCTGCTTTTGCTCCTTTTGCGCCAAAAAACTTTTCAGATAAAGATTTAGAAGTAGATGTATTTGCAGTAGTTTGATTAGCGGCGTTTCTTTCTGCATCAGCATGAGCTTTAACTTGTTTTAACAACTCATTAAAAGATGCTGCCTGTAAATTATAACTTTTTAATATTTTTTGTACTGCTGAGTTTATTTGAACGTTATTGGTTTTTAATAAATCTATACTTTTTATATAATTATTAATAGCAGTATCAATTGAATTTCTACTTGTTACTCTTCCAGATCTCTCTCTAATTGCTGTTCCAGAAGAACTAAAATCAGCAAAGTTAGGAATATATCCTTTACTCATCAATCCAGCATTCTTCTGTCCTCTCATTGAATCACTCAACGCATTACTTAAACCACCATGATCAGATATTGCGGAACTGAATGTTGGCTGACTCTTGTTTCTAATGTGTGGGAAAGGCTTAGTATCGAATACGGCTTTTTCTCCGCTCATGCTTTCTTCTAAGCCCATTACTGCTTGTTTATACGCAAAGTTGGGAATAAAACCTTTTGCAGCATTCATTGCCAAGAACTCAGGATCTTTTACATAATTATTTAATAAACTATTTGTTTCTGCGGACAATGCTTTTACAAGATCAGGGCTATTCTTCAATATTTGAGAATAACTTGTTGCAGCTAATTCAAGAAAGTTTTTACCAAACTCAGATGGCAATTGATTTTCATGGCCAGTTTCATTGAAAACCATGACACCTTCTTTTATTTTAGCCGCTTGTTCAGGATCAGTTTGAGCAACTCTCTTTAATTTATCATTCATGTGTTTAGCAACCGAGCCACCTGATAAATTTTTTTTCGGAAAACCTTTAAAATCAAGACCGATAATTCCATCATCTTGTAAAAGAGCGTCATCAAATGCAGTTTGACTAGATTTTGCTCTAGGTTGCAATACACTGCCTCTAACAAATTCACCAAATATATTGGATTTATTTATTAATTGTAATGCTTTTCTACTAAAAGTTTCATATAATGGACCGAAAATATTAGGATCACCATTTTCATCTGCACCTTTAGCAGTGCTTCTAAAACCAATTTGTCTAAATGTATCTACATCACTAGCTTTAGATATTCCTAAAGTAGGTTGGATTTTATCAAAAGCAGCATTACCAAATTTCTTAAACCAAGGAATTCTTATTGCACTTGTAGGAGGAGCAAAATTAGGAATAAAACCTCCAGACTTATAGTCCAAAGCTAATTTTTCAGCAGTTTCTTTTTTATTTGAACCTTTAGCTACATACGTCTTTTCAAGAGGAACTTTAGTGCGATCTAAGAAAAGATTTGAAGATATTATGTCTTTATCGCTTATGCCACTAAGTCGTCCCGCAATCGATTTATTTTTTGCAATTAAATTTCTTTTATTTGTTTTGTGTACAACGTTCTTATCAAGCCCACCTGCTGTTTGAGGTAAAATCACAGACCCGCCTTCTACTGTAGGCTTGACATACCAATTGCCTGATCTAGTACTCTTAATAGTAGCGTTATTAGACCTTATTATTTTAGAAATATAGCTGTCTAAATTAATAGGCTTTTCTGATAATTTAGCGTCTCCCCAAAAAGTCTTATTATTTAAGCCTAGTTTTTCCTTTACTTGTGGATCTTTAAACTCAAACGGATTATAATCTAATATATCGTTGTCTTCTAAGTACGCTTGTTTTAAGCCAATAGCAATCGCTATTGTATTATCAAAAACTTTTCCAGCATCCATCTTTGCTAAATAATTTGAAGCAAAATTAGGCACAAATCCACTATTCATATACGGATCAACACCCGTTCTACTTATAGCGTTTTGTCTATGTGCGCGGCCAGCTTTTGATCCAGCAGGAGGATTAATAAAAGGTTGAGCAAAACCGGGGACGTATTTAACATCTTCCGCAGTATTCATTACTCCACCAACAGGAGATTTCACTACTTTACCGGGAGCATAACCACCAGCTTGTGCGCCAACTGTTTCAGCCATTCTTGTTGCAGCAGGAATATAACCTCCTGCGCGAGTGACCTGCAAACCACCAGATCCTTTTACTCGCACACCTTGACCGGCTAATTGAGTGGCTAATTGTTTTGCAAGAGTTGATTGTATTTGATATTCTGCTGTCTGTTGTCTGGCTAATTGAAGCAGCAACTGAGCTTGTGCAGCTTGATTGCCCATAGAGCCAGCAAGAGCTTGCGATACCGGCCCTTGTTGCTGCATGATTTGCAAAATAGATTGTTCAATATTTTTTCTATTTTGAGTTTCTGTCGTGATACCAGCGATCTGAGGCAAAGCTTGAGCAAGATAAGTGAAAGAGTTTTGTATTAACTTAAAAAGCGTAAAGAAAGCAGCGATAGCGCCGGGACCAGCTATTATATTACGAATACCTTTTAATAAACCATTAGCGAAAGTAGAACCAACTCCTTCTCCTTCAAGAATTTCGTTCATGCTTTCGACAAGTGATTTCAATTGTTCTGTACCATATCTAGCCAATGGTTCAAATGTTACTTTACCAATATTATTTGCTAGTTGTTGTGTAGAAGTGGCAGTTTGCTTTAATAAAGCGTCAAGAGTTTGATTTAGTTTGGCGGTAGCGATTTCAGCTTCATTTGTTGCTGATGCGCCTCTTTGTAAAGCTCCAGCATACACGCCTTGAGATTTATTTAAATCACCAACAATAGCTTTAAGAATGTTAACTTGATAAACACCAGCGACTTGTTCAGATAACTGCGCTCTTTGAGCGTCTCCTAAGTTTTTATAAGCACCTGCGAAATTTTGTAGAATAGAGACTGCTGGTAAAGTATTTCCTTGTACATCTCTTACAGCTATATTGAAAGCTTCTAATTGGTCAAGAGTATCAGTACGTTGTAAGCGAGTAAAAATTGTTTTTAATGCGTTACCAATAACCGCGCCGCCTCTTGCTGTACTTTGTTGAGCGGATGTAACTAATGCGTTTAACTGATCAAAACTAACTCCTGCTTCTTGCGCCGCTTGACCTGTACGAGACAATGCTTCAGCCAAGTCTCCTGCGCCAACTGCGAAATCCTGTTCGACAGCTACAAGTTTATTTAATATTTGAGTTGTTGTTATTCCAGTTGCAGAAAAACCGTTTATAGTAGAAGTTAAAGCGTCAACAGAATTTGCAGTGCTAATTCCAGCGACTCTTGCTAAAGTTAATGCGTCTTTTGTTCTTATTAAAACTTCTTCAGCTTTTAAACCTTGACGAGAGAATTCAAGAGCAGCTTTAGACGCGTCATCAAATGTAGAAGCCGTTTGTTTACCAACGCTAAATAAATCTGTACTAAATTTTTGTAATTGACCAGTAGTTAATCCGAATACACGATTAATATCAGCAAGATTCTTTTCGACATCAATAGTAACATTAGCTAGTTCTTTAAAACTACGAATAACACCACCAAGAACAGCGGTTGAAGCTCCGAAGGCGATAACGCGAGCATTAGAAGCGGCAAGAGCCGCCTCAAAATCCTTAACATCACCAGTCATTCTTCCGAGCGGCTGAGAGAAAGCTCGTTGATTAACGCTTAAATTAACCTGATTGTTCTGAGCGAATTTTTGATTGTACGCTTGAACACCAGCTTGAATAGAAGCTGTTAATGCTGCTTGATTGGCGGCGACATTGATTTGAACGGCCATATGCTTTATTTACACGTTAAAATTACTATTAACCGAATATTTTCATCATATCGTCCATACTCAATGAGCCGCCTTTCTTTTTGGCTTCGTCTGCTAAAGATAAAGTCTTTTGACCTTTAGCCTTTAATCCTATATATTCAAGATCTTCTGATGTTGCGCCAACTATTGAAGTCGCTTGGTTTTCTTTATTATTTCTGTTTTCAATTGTCTTTTTAGCGTTTTCATTAGCATTGACATAATCGATAATTTTATCAGGATCATCTTTAATATCTTGAGGCATTTTATCATTTTGCTGAAAAACATTCTTAAAAAATCGAGCATAAATAAGTAATTTTACTTGATTATAAGTAAGCTCGCACACACATTTACCAAAGAATTCAGTAGGATTTTCGGCAAAAGGCATATACAAATTGAAAAAATCTTGTAAAATTAGATGTTGAATTGTGTTGTCATTTATGTTTTTGTATACCTCTGAGTATTGTTTTATAATACAAGTAAGAGTTTCAGAATCGATATTATCAAACTCATCTTCTTCGAAAGCTTCTTGACTTAACTTTTTATCTTTATACAAACATTTCAATATATAATAATCATTAACTCTTTCTTCGGCATAACTTTCGGCGGTTCTTTGAAAGAATGCTGCTCTTGTATTTTTTAAATCGTTTAAACGTTTTTGCGCCGATTCAATATCATTATTAACTCTTGTTATTTCTGATTTTAGATATAACGCTTTCTTTTGTTTATTGAAGTTTTCTATTAAATTTTGTTCTTGTGTTATTAAAGATTCTTGTTTATTTGACCATTGTTTTTCGTCAACCAACCGTTCTAAAGTTTCATTATTCGTAGGAACGCCGCGTTTTTTAGCTTGATCAAAATAGACATCATAAATTTGATCAATATCGACTTGATCTTCCAAAGACAAATGCTTTAAATAAAAAAGATTCTCTAAAACTTTAATCTCAGAGAATCCATTTTTTATATCCCTAAAAGCTTTTTTGTATTTACTCTGTTGGGACTGTTCCATCTATTTCTCCAATGATTCTATCGAATTCTTCTTTTTCTGTATTGCTGGTAAAGAACCAGTAACTAATAACACTAGCTAGTTTACTATAGCATTTTTCATAAATTTCATTCTTATTCTCTTCGTAATCAAACATGACAGATTCTTTAATTTCAAATGTCTTGCCGGGAAATAGCCATTCATATTCAGGACTCTTTTTACTATTATCCTTGAATTGAGTTAGACTTAGTACATACCAAAGAATAGCTCTATTTTGAGCTTTAATGTCGGCAGTATGATTAAACAAAGTCATATAACTCGTTTCTTTTTCAATAAGAGTCTTACGACGTTGAAGAATTTCAGAAGTTACTTTTTCAATCTTTAGCTTGTAATCTTCATCGCGTTCCGATTCTGGTTTTAGATTAAGAATAGTTAGTCTACTTTGTAGATCTCCAATTTCTCCAGCGGCAGAAACCATTATCTTCGCGTCATTGTCGCTGATCAAACCACCAGTATCACTATACTTATTTAGCAACATCGCCTTTGTTAAAATTCCATTTCGGATGCATCGGCTCATTTCAATACTGAATTCCATGTCAGCTTCTTGCATTTGTTTTCTATTTGGCTGAAGAATGTGAATTTCTATTGGAATTTGTTTCTTAACTTTTTCCTTATAAGTGCGAACGACCTGTTCGCCTTGTTCGTTTGTAACCGTTTCAGTCTTATCCTCTTCGACTTCGGCTGTTTTAAAAATGTTGAAACTATACAGTGACTTTGACATAATTTATTTATATTAATATATATTCTATAGTTTTTCAACCAGTGTAAAGGTATATATGGCTACGAATCTTATATCTGCTTCAGAAAGAATCGCGCTTAATGCGGTTATTGATGATGTTCATGAGACTTTTGCTCGCGAAATCACTGTTTTTAAAGAAGCCTCACAGATTGTAATTATTACCGACCCTAACTTTAATCCATTATATAATACCGCTGGTCAAACCACTTCATATGTAAATACACCAGTTTATAAGACATTTAAAGTAAGAATATTTTATAACGACGACGTTAGTAAAAAATACTGGAACGAATCAGGACTAGCTTCTCAAATTAAATTAGAAGTCGTTGTTGGATCTGTAAGAATAAAGATGCGAGCAGAAGATTATGATTATATTAAAGATGCCCGCCGTTTTGATCTTGATGGAAAACGATTTGTATTGAATTCTTCATTTAGACCTCATGGTTTATTTGACAATCAATATTATACTCTTTATCTCAAACCTGACGCATAAAATATGGACCCAGATTACAGAAAAATAATGCAAGATTTGCAAGCCGACAAAGAGTATCAAAAAGAAGTTCATAGAATAGTTGAAAAAGAATTCAATAAAATAAAAAACCAATATTTACAAGAATTTCTTAATCATCCTATCACTCAAGAAATAAAAGGAGGCATAGACGCAACAAACACATCAGGAACTCTTGCCGGTATAACTAATTTATATTCTTTTATTGGGTTTGATGAAGGATCTGACCCCATAAAACCTATTGAAGATTTATTAGAGAAGTCTAATTATAGAATTGTTTTTAATAATAAAGCTTTAGATAGTACAATTATTTTTGATATACCTACCGCTGTGCAAATATTTGAAATAACGCCTATGCCTTGGGCAGTTGGCAGAAGTTGGGCGAGAGGAATAGAAACCGGAATATCGGGTCTTGGATATTATTTAAAAAAAATAAAAAACAGTCGATCTGGATTCGGTATTCAATCATCAACCAATCAAGTTAGACCGGGAACTGTTTTTAAAAATACAAAATACATATCTGATTTAATAAACAAATTCTCTAAAGATTTAAAAAGTTTAAATAAAATTACAGCATGAAACCGACATTTACTCATAATGTTATTAACAGTTTTTTTCTTTGGTTCGATAATTTCTTAATGACCAAAGGTGACGCTTATAAAACTTATACAACAAAACTATATAATTATCAAGATCCTCGACTTGGTGGAGATAAAGTTGTTTACGGATCTCCATATAAACAATGGGTATACGATAAAAATATAACTGGCGCAACAATACCATCTGGTTTCACAATTAATAATCAATTTGTATCTACTGGTACAAGCGGTATGAGAATTGATTTTGATAATGGCAGAATTATTTTTAATAGCGGAGTTTCAACGGGCCTGAACATAACCGGAACTTATTCAGTCAAAGAAGTAAACAGTTATATAACAGATCAGCCAGAAGATAATTTAATAATTGAAAACAAATTCGTAACAAATAGCAGATTCACAGTATCTGAAAATTATATTACTCCATATAATCCTGTTACTCCTTGTATATTCGCTTCTATTGAAACATCTCATAACACTGCATTTGCTTTTGGCGGTGAAGACGAAACAAAATGCATTATTAAAGTCGTAGCGTTTTGTGAAAACTTATATCAGCTAGACGGAGTTCTTAGCGTATTTGGCGATTCATATAATGAAATATTTAGTATCATACCAATGACAGGTCATCCATTAGGAGAATTCAATGAAATGAAAACTGGCGCATATCCTACAGGATATGATTATAAAAATTTAAACAACGCATACAATTCTCAAACGCTTTTTATATCCCATGTTGAAACTTCAAAGATTCGCGATAGCGTTATTAAAGAATTAAATCCGATTCTTCATATTGGATTTTTAGACTTTGAAATCAAAACTTATCGATACCCTCGATTATAATTTCACAAAAACAACCAATCACTGTAAAAAATATTAACAATTTAACAACAATTAAACAAATAAAAAACATATGGCAAGAAATCGTGTAATATACCAAAGTCAAGCTTTATTTATCGCTCCAAGTTCTACTGGAGTACAAGTAAGCGGAGTAGATAGCGCAGGTACTGGATTCACTGCCTCTCCATTTACTCCAACTGATACAGGTTCACTAGCATCCGGTATTTCTCTTCTAAAGAAGATGGATCGCATTCAAAATTGTAATTTTAATTTTACAATTAATAGACAAGATATCAATGAATTCGGTAAACTAGCTCGTATCGATTCTATTGTTATGGAAGCTCCAACAGTTGGACTTGATTTCAGTTATTATGTAACTGATGGCTATAATGAAAGATTAATGGGCTTTAATATTACTGGAGTTACTGATACAAATATCGTTAATGGCGCACAAGCTATTTCTGGATTACTAACTGATCTACAAGGTAATAATTATTACATTTTAACTGTAGATGAAGGTGAAGACGTTGTTGGCGGAACATTGACCCCAAATTCTACTATAGTAGGAATTGGTAATGGATTCGTTAGCGAATATAGTTTTGAAGCTTCTGTTGGAGCTATTCCAACAGCAAGCGTAACTGTTGAAGCTTTTAACATCAAATCTGATTCAGCCGAAACCGTCACAACCGTAACAACCGGAAATGCACCCGCAACATCAGTGGTTGGCGCAAATATAACCTCAATAACTGGAAATAGCGCAGCAATTAATCTTTTTGCTACTCCAGCTACTAAATTTACTTCTATTGGTTCTGCATATAAACTTGATTATTCAAGAGATTTCACTGGAGCAATTGGTGCTGCCGCTGGTGTTGATTTTACAGGATTCACCACTGGAGTAAGTTCTGTAAGCGCATTGCGTCCTGGTGATATAGTTCTTTCTCTTGGAAACAGCGTTGGTTTAACAAATCTAGCAGACGCTCATATTCAATCATTTAGTTTTACTCTTCCATTGAGCAGAACAATTCTACAAAGACTTGGAAATACATTTGGTTTCGCAAGAGTTGTTAATGTTCCTATTAATATGGATGTAAGTATTAGCGCAATTGTTTCTGAACTAAAAGATCAAAATCTTTTTGACGCTTTAACAAGTGGAACTCAAACTCTTTCAATTACATTGAAAAATAGCTCATCAGCAAATAAGATTGTTTATGAAATCAGAGGCGCACTATTATCTTCTGAAACATATTCTGAAAATCTTGGTGATAATCAAACTGTAGATTTAACATATTCAGTTCAAATCGGCGGCGCAAACGACACAACCGCTGGATTGTTTATGTCTGGAAGTTATCAAAACGAATTAGACTCTATTACATCAGGCTTCTTCAAGCTTGGCACTGGCAAGATCTAAAATAGATAACAATAAAAAACCCCAGTCGAAAGACTGGGGTTCTTTTTTTACTTATGGATGACCATATCCATATGGATAATAAAAAAATCCAGATCCTGTAAATATCGGCGAACCATCTTCACCAGCCACTTGCACAGGCGCAGCTTGATAAATATTGTAACTAGATACTAATCTTTCCATTTCTTCTCTAGCGTCATTAGCTAATCCGCGATATGTTTTTGCAAGTTCGTTTTTATTTGTACGCGTAATCATTGTGTCGCCTTCACGCAAAGTCACGAAATCTACAGAGCTATCTACTCCGCGCAAAACTTGGCGAGTCTTTTTTGTATAAAACTCATACAAGTACATTTGCTTATATATTGCTCTTTCTTCTTGTTGAAAAAACCCTGTTGGTTCAAAATTAGAATTTTGTACTGAATATTGGCTGTATATTTTTGTATTTAACAAACCAACATTATTAGCAAGCCATCCTGAAATATAATAAAATTGAGCATAGCCGCTATCATACTCAAATTCATTCGCGAATATTTCATCAGCTAAATCATGTACACTATAAGCTACCATATATATATCTTACACTTTTTTATTTAACTTACGAACTAATTCGTTGTATATCATTTTAGAATAATAACTGCTATTCTTACTTTGAACTTCAATATCAAACTTTTTGGGCGGCTCAAACACTTTATTAGTATCTTCGTATGTTGATTCGTTAATGGTATTCATAAATATTAAAAAATCAGGATCAAATTGATTTCTGGTTTTTTGAAACGGACATACAAAGTCGCAAATGACTATTTCATTATACTGACCGTACATGTCGGCCAAATCTTTCATTCTTTTACCTTGACGTTCACGACCAGCTTCACTGAAGTCCCAATCGTTGAATTGTTCACGAACTTTATCTGCGTTTAACCAATGACATTTATAATGATGGCTCAAAAGATAAGATAAATCTGCCGCTAATGTGGTTTTACCAGATCCCGGCAAGCCCATAATTAATACCTTTAAAAACGAACCAATTGGCATATTATATGGTATGGTTGAAAAGATATTTTTTCAATGTTCACTACCTCGGGCAGGTTCGACACTTTTACAAAATGTGCTGGCGCAAAATCCTGATTTTTATGCAACACCAACTAGTGGATTAATTGAAATCTTCCTTAATGCTAGAAATATTTATTCTACAAATATTGAATTTAAGGCTCAAGACATTAATGTAGTTGAACCAGCATTCAAAGCTCTTTGTAAAGAAGGTATGTTTGCATATTTTAACGCCATCACTGATAAGAAATATGTTATTGACAAAAGCAGAGGCTGGAGCGTTACATACGATTTTCTAAACTGGTATTATCCAGAACCAAAGGTTATTGTTATGGTTCGCGATCTGCGAGCAGTTGTGGCGAGCATGGAAAAGAAGTGGCGACAATATCAGCACATTGATGCTGGCCTTCAGAACTGGAACGAACTTCGTAACACTACGGTTGATAAGAGAATAGATTACTTTTTAATGCAAGCGCCGCCACTTGCTGTAAGTATTGATGTATTGTATGATACCGTTATGCGTAAATTAAGTAAGAAATGTTTATTTATTAAGTTTGAAAACTTCGCCAGTAATCCTCAAAGAGAAATGGAACGAGTGTACGAGTATCTTGGATTGCCGTTTTATCAACACGACTTTAATAATGTAGAACAAAAGACTTTTGAAGATGATCGTATGCACATTCCTTTTGGTGACCATACAATTCAAAAAGTAATCAAACCAGTGCCTAACGACTATATAGATATTCTTGGAAAACAGAACTGCGATAATATATACAACAAGTTTTCTTGGTTCTATAAAGCTTTTAGTTACGATTATTAATTTCTATAGATAAAAAAATAGTGTAAAATTAAATACAAATATGAGCGACCCAACATTCCCAATTATCAATCTACCAAGTGCTGTAGAAATTCAACAAGCTGCTAATACCAGTCAAATCGAAATCCTTCAAACCACAGACGACCCAATCGGTAAGACTGTAAAGAGTTTGGTAAAGATATCAACCACTCCTTACGCTCATAACTGGTATACAGTATGGTCTGGAGATACATATGATCAAGCTGGTCAATGGACGGACGCCCAATTGTCTGCCGCCATCGTTACTCTAGTAATGGCAGAATATCCTCCCGCTTTGACACGATAATAACTGTAGAAAACAATACTAAAAAAACATAAAATACCTCAAGGACATATTGTTCTTGAGGTTTTTTTATGGCTGAAAAAAAGAAAGTATTAATCGCAACTCCATCTTACGACGGTAAACTGGATGTTTATTATATCGACTCACTTCTAAACACTTTATCATTAGCTGAAAAGAATAATGTAGAAGTATATCCATTGTTTATTTGTTACGACTCTCTTATTCAACGTGCGCGAAACGATTTATTTAAACTTGCTTATAGTAACGATATTGATAATTTGTTTTTTATTGATGGTGATGTAGGTTGGAATCCTCAAGATTTTTACAAGCTGGTAAAAAGCGACAAAGATATTATCGGTGGATCTTATAGAAAAAAGACTGACAACGAAGAGCTTTACGTTGTGAAAGCTCTTGATAAAGATAATTCTAAATTAAATTTGAGCGTTGATAAAGACGGCATTCTTGAAGTGGCAGGTTTAGGTTGCGGGTTCATGAAAATTTCTCGCAAAGCTATGAACGCTTTATGGGAGATTTCCAAACCGTATACCTCAGAAAAAGGTGACACACGAATGGTATTTGAAGTCGTTTGTGAAGACGGCGATCTTATCAGCGAAGATATTTATATGTGTAAGAAGTGGCGCAATCTTGGTAATAGCATTTATCTCGATACCAACATCACATGTTCGCACACAGGCGCGAAGACGTTCGTAGGAGACGTTGGTAAATGGATCAACTCTTTTAAAAATCAAAATACCTTCAATCCACAACCGACAACCGATCTGTCTAAATATTTTGTAAAGAATAATGATGAAGATGATTTTAAAGTTCTTGTATGACGGATATTTACGCAGACATTATTTTATTTGATAGCATAGGTTCTTCATACGATGGAAATACCATGCACAAATGTGGAATGGGCGGCAGCGAGTTTCAAGCCATTTTACTTCTTGAAGAGTTAGCTAAAGAAGGATATAAAGTTATATGCCTAAACAATTCTAACAAAGAATCTTTTGTAAATGGAGTGTTGTATGCGCCAAACAAGTTGGTTGATAGTTATAAATTCAAGTGCAAGAATTTAATAATCCACAGGTATAGCGAAATTCCTAAAATCGCTCACAAAAAAGCATTCATGTGGGCAACCGATTTGAATGGCGTTCATAATCTAAAATTCTATAAACTATTTGAAGAAAAGAAACTAACTTTAATTACCCTCAGTAATTTTCATAACGATTTGTTTCCAAAATCTTGGGACAAGCATGTAATTTATTTCATGATACCTGATTGGGTATATGAGTATTCTATACCAGAGAACAAGAAAGATTATATATACGCCAGTAGTTTAATGAAAGGATATTCATCCACATTACCATTATGGAAATATCTAAAAAATGAAAAACTACTTAGTAAAACTGATGTATTGAATGTGTGTTTACCGGGATATGACAATCCGACCCAAGACATAAGCGAAAAAGATTATGGAATTAATTATCTTGGAACTTTGAAGTTTAAAGAAGTTATAGAACTGATGGCGAAATGTCGCGGCATGTTTTATGTCAACACTATGCCCGAGACTTTTGGCATAAGCGTTGTACTATCCGACATATTAAAGACGACACCGTTTGTTTATGGTATAAACGGTCTAGGAAGTTTATCTGAATTAATAAATAATAAAAATCTTACTACCGACATGCAAGAATACATTAATATGTTTAAAACTTATTCAAGCTTAAATGAAACGCCGCGAAACTTCCGCCCAAAGATGGTTATTAAATGGTGGAAGAAAGTATTGATTTAAGGTCTAATAAATAATAGACTTTCGGCAATCAATTCGTTCTTATCGTTCATAACTGTTTCGACTGGCATAATATAATCAAATTTTAGATCAAACATTTTGTTTAATATTTGATCTTTATTGCAGCCGCCTTCATTATAATTATTAAAAGATACTTCGGTGATAACAACTTTAGCGTTTTTAAAAGTATTTATACCGCCTTCTATAATATCTAATTCACTACCTTGAGTGTCTATTTTTATAAGATCGTAAATATCTTTCACACAATCATCTAATCTATAAATCGGCAACTCTTCGACTATCAAATTTTGTTCGTTATATGTTTGCGAGTTTTCTTTGTATATAGAATTGCCAGAACAAATTGCACTCCATTTTGTTTTATAAAATTTAGTTGTACCGTTGATTTTACCAAGCAATTTTATTTGATAATCGTAAAGTTGTTTCTGGTATAACTTTTCGCACTCAGCGTTTCCTTCGAATAATAATATGTTTGCGACAGGCCAGATTTGGCGCATAATGTCTGCCGTTTGGCAGACACTTGCACCGATATCTAATATATTTTTAGGATAAAATCCTTTGTCTCTGAGTAAGAAACAAATTTGAGAATAATAGTCATAAGAATAACCCATGACTATTATATAAAAAAAACTTAAGCATTAAAGCCTGGTATTGGATGGAATCCAGAAACACCGTTAAAGCTTGGCATTGGAGGAAATGGAGGTATAGTTATATTTGGAGCAGATGTCGGAATGGTGGGCCACACCGCTTGAGTAATATCTGGGATATCTAACATTGTACGCAACTGTTGTCTGAAATTTTTAAAATCAAGTTTCGCGGCATCAGACATTGGCGAATCAGACGACTGAGTAAAATCAGTTATCACAAGATATCTATCTCTTATTGTTCTTATGCTTTGTTTTAATTGTTGGGTGCGGATTTCTATTTCTGAAGTATCTGCGTTTTGTATTGAATAAGAAATTGTGCAAGTTTTTTCATTAATATTGAGTGTTTTGGTTTCTATCAATTTTTGATCAATGTTTATTGATGGTTTTTCATTAAAGATAGCGACCCAAAACGCTAAATTTGGACTACCTTGCCAAGTTAAATCAGATAACAATTCAGGTGAATTTTGTTCTAAAAAATTAAATCCACTTGTTGGTCCAAATGATTCCGGCAAATAATTTGGGCCTTGAATTATAGAGTAATTCTGATTATCGATTTTGGTGACTAAAAAATATTGTTTGTTGTTCATGTTCTTATATTAGATATTTATATTATGGTATTCCAAGTTTAGGTTTCAAGCTTTGAAGAATTGCATCAGCTTTAGCATAGGTAAATCCTTGGGGATAAGAATTATCTGAATATTCAAATCCTGATAACCAATCACCAATTAAAACATTTGGTAAATAATTATCATCAAAACCACCATATTTGCCAAGAGCAGGAGATCCGGCTGTAGTTAAATTTACTCCTCCGATGCTTGTGTTAACATAAGATTGTCCAGCACTACTGTAAAGCGCAAAGTATCCTGTATTAAAATATTGAGATTGACCTATTAATGCAATATAACGTCTTCCAGCTACTGGTGAAATGCCAGAAGAAACCGCAGAACCGTTCCTAGAAAAAACATAAGGAGTCACTCCATATCCTGAAGTGCCTAACCAAAAATCGTGAGTGCTTGCCTGATATGCTCCTAGAATAATATCAGCACCATATGTAGTATTAGATGCTACGTACTCCCAACTAACTATAAAAGTGAACTCTGTAGTTCCATAAGCGCTGTAATTACTGCCAGCACTGGTAATAGTTTTTCCCGTACCTGGACTATACCCAGTTGTATTATTTAAATGCAACATTCCTCCATATCTGTTTGGATAATAATCAGTCGCAGAAACATTATTAGCCACAAAATTTGAAGCGTTATAAATAGAAATATCTCTACATGCGGTTAGGCTTTTCCTAGGATTATAACTAAGCCCTTGTCTAAAATTAAGAAGAGTGAAAAAGTTTGCGCCAGATTGACTCGCAATACCTAAACCATAAGGAAATGCGGTTCCGACTATATTTGATGAAGCGTTTGTTATCATAATTTTATAAACTTGTGCTAACTAGCCCTTGAGCAACAACAGTTCCTATCCAAACACCTGTTGTTCCCTGATAAGAGGTTAACATATATACATCTGCATAACCAGATACTCCAGTTATTGTTGGGGTGATACCATTCGCCCATAACACATTAGTCCATGTAATAGAAGCTGTGCCGCCATATTTTATAACTAACATGATTGTATTTACAGAAGGGTTGGCAGTTCTATTGTTATATGTGAAACTAGATATTGTTGTTGAAGCGGCTAAAGTTAAAACATGAATACCAGCAGCATTGACATCAATTGTGCATCCTACTGTTCCGCTTAATGATTGAGATGCGCTTTTTTGAACGTATGAGTTTGCTCTTACGACGTTTAAAATACTTGTGCTTGCTGGATCAGTATAATAAGTGGTATCATTACTATCATAAAACATTTGCGCTCTCATGGACGATCCATCAGCCAATGTATAATCTCCACCAACGACTCTTATTCTCCAATTACCATCTTGATTTAAAAGTCCTACATCATTATTGGTATCTGCGTAAAAATACCCACGAACTGTTCCATTGTGTCCTCCAGTTCTTAATCTTATTCCTTGTGCGCTTGCAGAGCTTGCAACATTCCAATAATTAACACTATCAGAATAAAAATGCTGACCAGTTGCTTCATTATATAAACCATTACCACTCGTAGTACTTCTAAACCAATTTGCAGTATAATATTGTGCTGCTGTTATATTACCGGCTGCGGTAATAGCGTTTAAGTTGCTTGTGCTGGCAGGATCACAATAATATCCAGTATTATCCCAATCATAAAAAAGTGTTCCGCGAACATCGCCTGGAGTCCTAAGACTTCCTCCTCCCCACGCGCCTTTGAACACACCATTTTCTAGTATTAATAATCCATGACTTGCTAGATTACCTGCCGCTCCACCAGCATTTTGATGAGACCAAGCAATACCATACAAATTACCAGTAGTGGTTCCATCAGCGGCTAATTTATAAGAATCACCCATCGCAAATACGCCTTGATATCTGCTTGCAGAATAAACACCAACTACAGTATTTCCATAATTATCATCAATATAAAAATTACCGTTTGCTCTTGTTGCTTTTGTGGCTAAAGTTGTAGTGGCGGAATTACCAGTGCAAGAAGCAGAACTTCCACCAGCATTACCTGTAATGTTTATACTCCATGTACCGCTTGCATTTGCGCCTGTCAAAGATGGATATGAACCATCTGTTACTTGACTTCTAAAATGAGCAGGTGTTGATTTTCTTAAATAATTATCCCCTGTACTTTGTGTCCATATTTGTCCAATTGTTGGATTTTCACTGTTTCCCGCACTGGAATTAAAATATCCACCAAATATATAATTTCCTATTATATGCCCACTACTATCTCTATAAACAATTGTATTTGCAGTAGCAGCGGTTGTAGGATTGTTAAATCCACTGATTGAACCGGCAGTACCTGTACATGAAGTTACTGTTTGTGATGCAATATTACCAGTATGAATCATCTCCACCCAACTTCTTAAAGTCGGCCAAGCACTTCTCCAAAAAAACCTGTTATCTGCTTCTCCTGCACAGAGCATCTGGAAGCCATATCCATTTACATTATTTTGATGATTGTAATGAAGACTCTGAAACCCTACATAGTGACTTGAACTACCCGGTCCGTTTGCTGGATTAGTCCAACTATCAATAAAACCAGAACCCCAATTAGAAAACATGTGATTACAATCAACAGTACTCCAACCCATTGTACCATTACGATAAGCTGCCCCAGAGTTATATCTAGTAACATAAGGTGAATTGACATGCATTGAATTCATGTCGTTGTAAGACATAGTAAGAGTACTAAACTTGTTTAAGTTAGAAGTACCTGCGGGATCTAAATAATAAGTAGTATCATTAGCATCTCTGAATTGAGTACCATCAACATTTCCAGTGAATGCAGAATATCCAACGTAGTTAGAACTATCTAATAATCTAATCCAACTTCCAAAACTGCTATTATAATTTCTTGTCCATAATCCTGTATTCCACATGTTATTAGCAATTTGGAATCCATAAGCTTGATCGCCGGGATTAGATCCAACTGAAAGACCTGTTGTGTATGTACTTGCTGATGGCGCAGATGTTCCACCATCATTACCACCCCAGTTATAGAATGCCCACATACCTGTTCCAGCATGTGGATATCCAGATTGACCACTTGTTCTAGTTGCTGTTGCAGCATTACCAGTACAAGAAGCAGAACTTCCACCAGCATTACCTGTGATACTTCCGGTAATTGTATTAACGACAGTTAAACCAAGTAAGTTGCTTGTACTTGCTGGATCTGTATAATAAGCTGTATTATTACTATCGTAGAATATTGGCGCTCTCCAAGAACCCGTTGCGTATCCAGCCTCTTCAGCAATTCTAAGTGTAAATGGTTCAGCGCCATTAGACTTTCTGAATATAAAATATCCATCACTGGTATTTTGAAAATACAAATGACTACTGTGCCATTGTATTTTATTTTGTTCTCCAGTCCAAGCAGCATGGTCTCCAACAATTGCGCCTGCAATTCTTAAAGAAGTTCCAGCGGCTGGATCTAAATAATATGCAGTATTATCAGTATCATAGAAAATTGGCGCTCTTACTGAAGCGGCAGATGCAAAAATACCAGATTTAGTTTGAGTGCCTGATCCTATATCTACAACTAAATTATTATCATTATAAAGACTCGCAGCACTTCTGACTGGATATCTAGCGAGTATTTCTGCTGAGACGTTATTTGCATTAGCTCTTGTAGTAAATACACTTGAATCGGCAGCAGTAAATGTAGTTAATGTTGAATGATTTGTTGCTGAAACACCATCATACGCTGTTACTGTGGCATTAGAACCAATTGGAGTTCTAATTCTATATTGTGCGCCACCAACGCCGCCACCTCTCAACCATATGATAACTCCACCATTTACTGGATAACCCAATCCAGCAACCATTGTGCTATAACTTTCATTGAACTCAATTATTCTTATCGCTTTATCATTTCCTCCCCAAGCGGTATCACCAGACCATTCCCAATCTAAAGTTAAACCGCCTTTATGACTTGCAGTGTTCCATGTATCAGGTCCAGTCCAATTATAACCTCTAGTAACACTATATCTTCCAAAACTATATAAATATTCTCCTTGTATTAAGACAACGTAATAAGTATTAACATCACCATAAACATATATATCTTTATAATCATTTGAAAGATTATAATAAGCGTTAACGTATAAACCATTCAATACAGAATTACTGGCGGGATCACAATAATAACCAGTATCATTACTATCATAAAAAATAGGCGATCTTAAGCTAGAATTAGCTTGTAATGTGTAAGTTACTGTTGCTCCACCATAATATAAAAATGAAGCGGGTGTAGATTTGTCTCCATAGAATATAAACTCACCACCATATCCTACTCCATAAACAGTTGGATTAGCATCAGTAATTTCCATATAACAATCAAGCCCACCATCTTCAATACCAATTTTTGTAGCTTGAATTGCTCCAGCAAAATATGCTGAATAACCTGTACTTGAAGGATCTACATAATATGCAGTATTATTACTATCATAGAATATAGGTGATCTCACGCTACCACTAGAAAATATATTTCCAGAAGTATCTACTCCACCAACTGTGGCTCCCGCCGCTTCTGAAAAGAAATGAAAATCTGCTGTTCCTACTAATTGCGATGACATTCTTTTTCCAACGTACCAACCACTTCCACTGCCACCAATATATCTAACCATAGCTTCAGAGCCATTTCCAGGATTAATTATTAAATAAGTATTTTTAGCTCCAACTAAACTTAAATTGTATAAAGAGCTTGTGCCATTTGGATCAACATAATAAGCAGTATCATTACTATCATAAAAAAGAGGTGCGCGGGCGCTAGTTCTAAATTCTACATAACTACCGTCTTGATTTGGATAAGCTTTGTAAGACCAATCCCAACTGCTACCATCAGTAGCGCCTTTTCCACCATATAAATAATATGCAGCATCACTAGCTATATGATGCAACCAATAACCTAAACCACCATTTGTTTGTCTTTGAACCATCGAAGCGTATGTGCTACGAATGGTAAAACTTTCATGACCAGAACCAAAAGGTGAACTGCCCCAATCGCCATCGATTTGTAAATATTTTAATTTACTACCAGAAGCGCCATCAATATAATATGCTGTATTATTACTATCATAGAAAATTGGTGCGCGGAAATCAGTATCAGAATTCCAAGTGCCATACAATGTTCCTCCTGAACTTGAACTTCCAAAGTTATATCTTACTGCCCAATTTCCTGTATTGTTTAATATACCGCCGCCACCAGAATCCCAATATCCAATATATCCTTTTAGAGCATCACTTCCGTCTTTAATTTGAATTCCACCTAAAGATGTTGAATCAGATTTAAAAATTAAATATTGAGTGTTGTTTCCAACAAATCTTGTTCCTGCATTAAAATGAATTTGTGCATTATAGTTAATTTCCTTATTTTGCATATGGAAATGTCTACGCCAATTTAAATAAGTTGTATCATTTGTTACATAATCAAATAAAGCAGTATCGGTTCCAGCATTTCTTGTATACCAAGTAAATGTATAACCGCTATCCCAATACCATCTAGCACCATAATCACTACCAGCAACACTACCTTCACCGAAAAATAATGATGCGTCACCAGAATCTGTTGCACCAATTCTTATTATATCATTTACAAATACAGTATCACCACCAGCATTTCCTAAATATGTGTTACCATTAACCGTTAAATCATTGGCGACAGTTAAATTATTTAAATTACTTGTGCTTGCAGGATCTAAATAATATGCAGTATTACCGCTGTCATAAAATATAGGAGCGCGAACATCACCGCTTGCTGTAAATGAACCAATAGCATTAAACTGATATTGAGATGCTGCTGCGGTAGCTGTACCAAAATGCATTCCAATTACATCGTAACCACCTACACCTCCAGATCCCTGAAAGTATGCAAGTCCATAGCCATCAGAGTTACCAAAACTCCATATACGGTTACGACCAGCAGCGTAGGTAGCAGTCTGGAATCCTCCACTAGCAGAGGAGACGACTCCAGAGAACGTCGAGTAGCCACCATAATTACCAGTCGTTAATCCATTTGTAGCTGTAGCGGCATTACCATCAATACTAACTCCAGTAAGAGTTTGAGATGCTGATCCTCTATTAAGAGCAATAGATGTTGTGCCAATAAAATGAGTGCTGTTTCCAAGAACACCTGAAGGAATAGTTCCACTAAGATTACCAGCGGTTAAAGTCGAACTAGTATATAATCCATTTGTAACAGTCGCCGCGTTACCAGTAATACTTGTTGCTAGTTCAACTTTAGATATTGTAGTAACTCTTGTCAAAGCGGATGTAGTCGCATCTGTAACCGTCCATCCTTCTAAAGGAGCATTGCCTTGATCATAAATACATCTTACATTAAATCTTCCATAATAAATAAGACCAGATAAATGCAAGCAAACTTTCCCGCTTGCATTTGTTCCGATTGAAACAGTGCCGGGATTCCAAGCGCCTAAATTAGTGTAACTTAAATTTGTCCAGCTATTTGTATAAGCGTACCACACTATTTCTAAATGTATTGGCACCCCATTACCGTAAGCGTAGCCCTCAATAATTACAGTAGGCATGTTGAATGTGCTGTAATCGATATTTGTAGTTATTAAATATCCATTTGTAGGAGTTGCGCCTCCTCCATAATACACGCAAGTTAAACCATGATTGGCGGCAGATATAGTAGCTGCTCTTAAATTATTTAAGTTACTAGTAGAATTAGGATTAAGAAAATAACCAGTATCATTACTGTCGTAGAAGATCGGCGCTCGGAAATCAGTATCAGAATAAGCCGAACCAACTACATGTAATTTATTAGCAGGGCTTGTTGTGCCTATACCAACATTGCCATTACCCAATATATTAACAAGATGATCGGCTGCATATAGCCCTAAAGAAAGCATGTTAAGTGCTGATCCATCAGCTACATGTCTATAACCAATATACGAGCAATTATATTGACTCTGTGCTTTACCTATGAGATTTATTGCGGTTTCAGTTGCTGCTAAATTTGCGTACATCACTGAAGATCCCCAATTAAATGCATCTGATGCAGTTCCTGCTATTCTTAAAAAAGCGACACCGTCACCACCAACACCTGCTAAATGTAATAATGACGTAGGGCTTGTTGTACCTATACCAACTTTTCCAGCAACCAATAAAGATGTTCCTGAATTTGCGGCGTCTAAATAATAAGTAGTATTATCACTATCGTAAAATATCGGCGCACGAAATGAACCAGACGATGTGGCATTTCCACCACCAAGAGTAAATGTCCATGTTGAACCATAACCATAATTATTAAACTCTACACTGCTTGAATTATTATACAAAATTCCTGAAGTTGTATAAGTTCTAGATCCCCAACTACCATATGATCCAGCCGTTCCGCCCAAATAAAGAATTCCACTTAATTGAGCATCACCGCTTACGCTTAGTCTTAAATCTGGAGTTACATTTCCTAAACCAAGATTTAATAATCGAGAATTACTAGCGGGATCAACATAATAAGCAGTATCATTACTATCATAAAAGATTGGCGCACGAAATGAATTCGGTTCAAGAGTATAGTCAATATATTTTGCTAATTCACCAGTGGTCGCTCCACCACCAAAAATTCTTGTTATACCGCCAGTGCTGCCTAAATTTCCATAACCAATATACATACCATCATTAGTAGCATTATTACGCATAACTCTCATGTTAGCGTATACATCGCTACTTGCAGTATCAAATGCGCTATAAACTCTTAAACTAGATAAACGAGAAACACTGTTTGGATCAACGTAATATCCTGTATCGTTGCTATCGTAAAAAATAGGTGCGCGGAAATCTGACGACGCAGTAACAACTCCATTTTCTTGTACTCTAAATAATTCTGTACCAGCTTTGATTGCATTATTTTGTACAATAAACGCATCGGCTGTAGCATTATTATTACTATCAATGCTTACATATACATTACCCGCACCTGCTAGATATAAACCATTACCTGATGAAGCATTTTGAGCCAAAGTTAAATCATAATTATTATCAACTTTTAAATAAACATTTGAAGGATCAAGTGTTCCAAAATACAACGCTCCAGCCCCTGCTGCTGATGCGATTCTTGCGTCTCCAGTTATATCTAATTTATAACCGGGACTTGTTGTACCTATACCAACATTACCATTGCCAAGAACACTTAATCTTTCATTTAAAGTGCCTGTTTGATATACAAAAAATCCAAGTCTGTCACCGGCAGCACCATTTGCATCATTTACTTCTATTTTTGCTCTTTGACTATTATCACTTACTCTGAAACTAACTACAGGTACATTTGTACTAGTAGAAGACAAAAGAATTCCTGTATTGAGATCTGAACCTCCGGTTACTTTAAATGATCCTCCGTAAACATGTAATTTATCACTAGGACTTGTTGTACCTATACCAACATTACCATCCGCCTGAATACGTAATTTTTCAGAAGAGCCAGCAAACATTCTTATCAACTGACTACCAGCGTCTAAGAAAGCCCCTGTAGCATCAGTTCCTATATAAAAACCATATGCAGATGCGCCAAAACAACCATATCCATTTACATCAAGAATTGAACCGGATCTAATACTTGTTTTACTTACCCCTACGCTGCCCGCAACTAATAAAGATGTTCCAGTATTTGCAGGATCTAAATAATAAGCAGTATTTGTAATATCATAAAACGATTGAGCATAAATATTATTTACAACTCTTACATTACTGTCTGCATTTCCAACTGAAAAAATTTCTGTGCCTTCTCCGACAAGATTATTATAAAACCTAGTCCCACCGTAGCCATAGTAAGCCCCTATTCTTATTCCAGTGTGCCAGTTTAATGTGAGCTTAGAGTAATTGCCTCCAACATTCTCCATCGCGGTGAATATTTTATAGGCTTGGCTGGAAGTATAATCTCCACCAAATGTTAGGCCGGTTCCAGCCGTTCCACCAGCACCAACAGTCCACGGTTGAGCGTTATCAGCGCCAAAATTTAGTCGCGTTAATTGTAATGTGGCAAATGTAGGACTATTGCTACTTCCTACGTTTTGATTAATTGTATATGCAGTTATATTGGCGGCATTACCATCAATACTAACACCAGTTAGTGTTTGTGCGCCGCTCGCTCTATTAAAAACATTTTGTGTAGTACCAATATAATAAGTAGCATTACTTGCTACAGCATAACTGCCAATGTTACTGGCGGTTACTATGGTTGTTGTTGATTGTCCACCATCCGCTGTTCTTAGTGTTGAACCATGATTAAGAATTGCCATATTTTTTTATATATTTATTATGTTACTTATTTAATTGCTTTTTTAACTCTGCGAGTTCGGCGGCCAACTCATTTACTGCACTAATCAATACAGAAGTTAGTTTCGAATAGTTTACACCTAAAGGACGACCATTTTCATATTCTACTAATTCTGGATATACTTGGGCGACTTCTTCCGCAATCAATCCTAGACTGCGTTTGTTGTCTTTTTTGTAATTAAATGATACAGGCGACAGTTTGGCGATTTTGGCGGTTTGACTGCTTAGTTTTTTGACATTTGTTTTGGCGACAACACTTGATGTTTCAACTAATGTTGTACAAGTAATTGTGCCGACGACTTCTAGTTTGGTGCTTGGAGTTGTTGTACCTATACCAACGTTTCCGCTCGTATCAATTCTAACTCTTTCATTGTTATTCGTTGCAAAAATAATATTTCTACTATCAACCGTACCTATACTTAAAGCATACGCTGATCCGCCAGTTGCCCATAAATTATTACCAGCAGAATTATCCAAACCAATTAAACTTCTATTAGATACCCAATTATCATTTGAAAACGCTATATAAAATTGATTAGTAGATGTTGCTGGTTGCAATTGTATAACTTTACTATCGCTTACGATATGTGTTTTACTATTTGGGCTATTTGTTCCTATACCAACATTACCACTACTATCAACATTTATTCTTCTATTACCTTGGCCGTCAGCAATTATAATGTTATTGGCAATTGTGGCACTTAATCCTGTGACGTTTGCGCCGAGGATTGTGTTGTAGTTGCCTGTGGTAATACCACGACCAGTGTTATAACCAATAGCGGTATTTTCTCTAGCTGTAGTTATATCGTAACAAGAATAAGAACCAAATGCACTATTATTTAGACCAGTAGTATTCAGAGCTAAAGAATCTTTTCCAAAAGCAGAGTTACCAACACCTGTAGTGTTACTATATAAAGCGCTATATCCAAATGCATTATTTTTTGCGCCTATTGTATTTGCTTGTAATGCACTTTTACCTACAACAGTATTAGAAACACCCGTAGTGTTATAATACATAGCATTTAAACCTATAGCAACATTATTATTACCTATTGTATTATTTAATAATGATGAATTACCAACGGCGACATTGTTTGCACCAATTGTATTGCTTTGTAAAGCTGATCTACCAAATGCGCTATTGTTGCTGCCTGTAGTATTAGTATATAATGACAAATAACCAAATGCACTATTCTCAGTACCAATTGTATTTACTACCATCGATTGAAAACCAACTGCTGTATTTCTAACACCTGTTGTATTTTCTCTTAACGCTTGGACACCCACCGCTGTATTTTGACCACCAATTGTATTAATTTTTAATGCATCAGAACCAACTGCGGTATTGTTTGTACCAATTGTATTATTTTGTAAAGCTCTGTAACCAAAAGCTGAATTATTAGCACCAGTTGTGTTACCAAATAATGCTACATATCCGAAAGCGCTATTATTGCTTTGTGTATTGCCATATAACGCTTTATAACCAAATGCGCTATTATTGTTTCCACTAATATTACTATATAAAGATTGATTGCCAACCGCAACATTTCTATTACCGATAGTATTAACTACTAAAGCATTATTACCTATACCAATATTATTGCCACCAATTGTATTAGCTTCTAAAGCGCTTACACCAAATGCGAGATTTTGCTGTCCTGTAGTATTACCAAATAAAGAATTAACGCCTACCGCTGTATTATAACTACCAGTCGTATTTGCTATTAATGCGCTTCTACCAATAGCGATATTAAAATTACCTATAGTATTTGCTTTTAAAGCGTCATAACCAAATGCACTATTAGCTTGACCTACGGTATTAGTTTTTAAAGAGTAACTGCCAAAAGCGGTATTCTTTATGCCAGCTGTATTTTCTTGTAAAGCTGATCTACCAACAGCAGTATTATGCGTGCCAGTAGTATTAGCTGATAAAGCGCTTGTGCCAACTGCTACGTTATTTGCGCCGGTTGTATTATATCTTAAAGAGTTAACACCAAATGCAACATTATTATTGCCAATAGTATTATTCAATAAAGCGTAAACACCAACGGCAACATTACTTGAACCTGTTGTATTGAAATTTAAAGCGTTAGCGCCAAATGCGCTATTATTTGTGCCAATTGTATTATCATTTAATGCTTTGTAACCAAATGCACTGTTATTATTTGTTGTGTTAGCGTATAAAGCATAATAACCGAAAGCACTATTTGCTACACCTACTGTATTACTGTATAAAGATCTAAATCCTAAAGCGCTATTAGCTCTACCTGTTGTCTGACTAAGTAAAGATTGAAAACCTACAGCGGTATTATTATTTCCTATAGTATTATTTTGTAAAGCAGCATGACCTACAGCAACATTTTGTGTACCAATTGTATTAGCAGTTAATGCTTTATAACCAAACGCACTGTTATTATCTGTACTATTACTATATAAAGCTTCTCTACCAAATGCTGAATTTCTAGAACCTGCATTATTATTTAATAAAGCGTAGTTTCCAAATGCACTATTATTAACACCTGTTAGATTGCTTTGTAAAGCAGCACGCCCAAAAGCAGCATTATGTGTACCTATTGTGTTATTTCTTAAAGCGTAAAGACCAAATGCGCTATTATTAAAACCACTTGTATTTGCATATAATGATCTATAACCAACTGCGGTATTATTACCACCAGTGGTATTATAAACTAACGCATCTCTACCAAAAGCACTATTAAAGTTACCAAATGTATTAGTATATAAAGCATAAAAACCAAACGCACTGTTAGCTTGACCTGTGGTATTAGACTTTAAAGCATAAAAACCAAACGCACTGTTTTGTACACCACTTGTATTATTTCCCAACGCAGCAAGACCAACTGCGGTATTACGACTACCTGTTGAATTAGAATACAATGAATACGCTCCAACCGCAACATTATATTGTCCAATCGTATTATTATATAATGAAAGAGCGCCAATTGCTACATTTTGTATGCCAGTCGTATTACTAAATAAAGTTGCACGCCCTAAAGCTGCATTATAACCACCAAATGTATTATTTTGTAAAGAACTTCCACCAATAGCGGTATTATTTGTGCCAGTAGTATTTGATAATAATGCTTTATAACCAAAAGAGCTATTTATTCCGCCTGTTGTATTATTTTGTAAAGAACCATAACCAAATGCACAATTTTGTTGACCAATTGTATTATTTTGCAAAGATTTATGTCCTACAGCAGTATTATTTGCGCCTGTGGTATTATTGTATAAAGATTCAAAACCAACCGCAGTATTTGCTGTACCAATTGTATTAACATATAAAGCCATTGTGCCAAATGCCACATTATAACTACCTGTTGTATTAAATAACATTGAGGCATAACCAAATGCAGTATTACGCACACCAATCGTATTTAATCTTAGCGAGCTATAACCAAACGCACTATTACGATTACCAGTTGTATTAGAATTTAAAGCTTTGTAACCGAATGCACTATTATAATTACCAAACGTGTTAGCAGATAGTGAGTTATAACCAACGGCTGTATTATAAGATCCTCTGGTATTTGATTGTAATGAGATATATCCAACAGCGACATTAAATGCACCTGTTGTATTACTATGTAATGATTTATAACCAAATGCACTGTTATTATTTGTGGTATTGTTTAGTAACGCTTGATAACCAAATGCACTATTATTATTACCAACATTATTGTAATACAACGATTCCATACCAACCGCAGTATTTCTACTGCCTGTGGTATTAT